TTCCTCCGTGATATAATCATCAATTGATGATAAATCACCTTTTTCGTCAATAAAATCATCAATAGAAGGCAAGTCCTTTGGCATTTTATTAGTAACCTTTGTACTTCGGGATTTCTCTCCCTGTTCTATTATTTATCTTCTTCTTTTAGTCCAGTTTTCAACATTTTTGCTAATTCTGCCGTAGATCCAACAAAGAGAGCATTATTAACTGTCGATGGTCCTTTAATTTGCTTCTCTTCTTCGACTTCTTTAAGTTTTTTCTGAAGTTCCATTAATTTATCCGTTGCATCGGCAACGTTTTTGATTAACTGACCAGCAACCTCATATGCTCTTGCTTGTTCAGTTTCTTGTGCAAGTTCAAGAATCCCGTTAATTGCTTCTTGTCCCTTTTCAATTAAAGAATATAAATTTCCTCTTGTATATTCATAGTCTTTTTTGATATCATCTGGAAATGATTTTTTATCTTCTCTCCTTTCAGAAATTTTCTCTGCTTTTACGGGAATTATGTCCCCATCAACATCAAAAGCCTCATTTAGTTTTTTATACTTCTTTGTCATTTTCATGAAATACTACCACTAAATCCGAAGTCATCTCCTTCCTCTATCAATGCATTATCTGTAGTAGTAATTGTTTTAATCGGAGCACCTTTCAGGTGAGAGGTAATGGTTGTTCCATCTTGACCTCTCTTAACTGTAAGTTTGTTTCCGGAAATCTTAGTGATATATAATTCTTCGCCTTCAAGATCAATATAAGTTTTATTGGTCAAACCACTTACATCATCAACTTCAATTACTGTATTTGTTGTTGTAATATCAGAGGAGATATTAGTTGCTACATCACCAGTATAATTCTTGAGTGCTCTTGGAGTGACTGAGTATGACAACTCTCTTGTAGTATTCGTAACTTCCGTACCAGTAGCATAACTGATGGTTGCCCTCTTGATAACATCTGTAGTAGCAGAAGAAACAGGACCAAACAAATAGGTTTTGGCTGTAAATCTTAAAGTGTATAACAAAACTCTTCTAGAAGTAAAATCACCTTCGTAGTCATCTTGCATCGTTATATTTTCGAGAACGATGGGAACATCTCTTTTTTCTTTAATACTCTCAACGAGTTCTATTGTCAGATTATAAGCAGGTTGAAAATATGGCAGTATTTGTTCGATGATTTGAAGCATATCATCATTAAGTTTGGTCATTACACTCAGTTCAAATTGCATATTATAAGGAACTGGCATATATGCCTTTTTCGTTTCCGATCCATCTGTTGGATCTTTTATCGTAAATTGTTGTGTTGTCGTTACTTTTCTTTGTGGATCATATATAAGACCAGTAAATTCAAATGACATCCTTGGCAGAGTAATTGCCGTAGACTTATCAAGATCTGGTGATTGTTCTAATCTTGTAAGAAATTTTTGAGTAGGTCCATAGGCAAGGGGAACTTTTACAACGTTAGTTACATTGTCGGAAGTATCCGTATGTTGTATCGTGATATTATTAAAGAGAGTACCAAAAGAAATAATAGTTCTCCTTAAAATTTCGTTGTAAAAATAGTCAAACATAAGTAAAAATTTATTATATTTTTATTTAACTTGTTAATGTTTATTTATGGAACTCCAAAAGGATTGCGCTCAGAAAAATCTAAAATTTGATTTGCTTCGTTCTGAATATCAAGATTCTCCGCGAATCCATCATCTGTTGGGTTTGTATCTACTTTTAACAGTGAATGAGATGCTCCAGAAGTAGATCCAACAATGCTTTCTCCAGTTACAAATGCTCCAGAAACATTAGACACTTCAAGAACATTAGTGGTTGAGTTCCAAGTTCTTACTCTTGCTGTTGTTCCGCTAGATGAACCAGTTACAATCTCATTGAATATAAATTCTCCAGTGGATCCAAGATTCGGACTTGAAATCGTTATTGTTGGTGCTTCTGTATATCCCAAACCAGCATTAGTAATATTAATTGCCGTTATTATTCCAGCGGCACTAACAACTGCTGTCGCAGCAGCAGAAATAGTTGCAATGCCAGTAAATGTAATCGTTGGAGAAGTTGTATAACCGGATCCTCCCGAAGTAACTGTAACAATTCCAATTACACCATCACCAATAGTGGCAGTAGCAGCAGCCCCACTTCCCCCGCCGCCAATAAATCTAACAGAAGGCGCTACGGTATATCCAGATCCTGCATTTACAATATCAACATTTTGAACGGATTGAAGATTTGGATTAACGTTTAAATTACATACATTAATTCCACCAATCATTCTTGCAGTAGCAATACCAGTAACTCCTCCAACTGGTGCTGAAGAAATTCCAACAGTAGGAATGCTGCTATAACCCCCGCCTCTATTTGTTACAGTAATAAAACGAATGCCACCACTTACTATACTTGCAGTTGCGGTTGCTGTTACTCCTATTCCAATAAGTGTTAGAGTTTGAGTTGCTCCAAGAATAGTAGGTAATCCATTTTCATCAAGACCATCTTCTTGATTTCCAATTAAGATATCATCAATTTCTTCAACGCCAGTATCAATCAATTCATCTTCATATCTGAAGAGTTCGCATCTCAGTTGATAAACATAGTTTTTTTGTAATTGATAAAATGGTTTTTCGTGTTCAACATACTTAATTTCATATAAACGATCACCAAGAGGAAAGTATATCAAATCCCCTTCTTTAGGTCTTGTTGAAAGTTTTATGTTTATTTCATTTTTAATTAATGGTTGAATGTAAGATTCCCATCTATCTTTTGAAATGATTAAAGTTACCTCTTGAGTTTGCTGAATACCAAATTTGGACATTAAAACAGCATTATCAGAGTATCCTTCATAATTTTCTACATATGCTTCGATTGGATATGCATCATCAAAAGCAGATTGAATGACTTCTTTTAAGATAGTTTTTTCAGTTAAATATTTTCTTGGAAGATAATGGACTTCAACACCGTACATTCTCAACTGTTCGTTGATTAGATCTTGAATAAGATTTTGTTCGGATATTGATCCTTGCTGAAAAAAAGGATTAAGCATAGGTTTAGCCGATCATGTCTAGCGGTGGAAGTTCATATGTATTAGACATTTTTTCCATTATTATATCAATTTCTTTCTGAGCATCATCGTAAATTTGTCTTCCATTTAATTCTATTCCGCCAGGAAGTTTTACTCCTTGAAATTTAATTAAATTTTGTCCCCATTGACGCTTAATTAATGAAGTCAAATATTTTTTCAAAAAAGAATCATTCCAAACCCTAGAATAATCATTAGGATCCATTAGTCTGTGGCACTCTATTACAAAATAATCTCCGACACTAACAGAAGACCAATCAATATCTAAGTATAATCTATCTTGTCTTTGATTGAATCTTATCTGTTTTTGAGTTGTAAGAAGAAAATCAATATCTTCCAAATAGGTTTTAACCATCGCATATGTTAGAAGTTCTGTTGAGCCCCAGTAGTAAATATCATTTAAAAATAACTGATATTTCACACTGAACATATTATTAGTTACTGTGTTGGACCCATCAAAATGGAATATTTTTGTTATTCCGATAATTGATGGTGGTATTTGTAAATAATTACTATTTTCTTCATAAGAAAAAGTAACACCAGTGGTAGAAATTCCAGATGAGGCAGGAGCAGTTGCCGTTGTTGTTACAATACCAATGGGATTATTTCCACCTCTACCTCTTCCCCTATCAATATCGTCTTGGGTGATTTTATACTTCAAGAACGTCTGCGCTACTCCATCAAAATGTCGCTCATTGAAAAATTGTAGGGCATCATCAACCAAATCATCTACTTGCTCATCGGCAACATTAATCTCCAGTACGGGAGCACCCAGTTGCCTCTTACAATAGTTTATTAATTCTGTTCTACTTGTTGGTTGTGCCATTTACTCACAAGTTTCCTAGTAATATTTAGGGTGCTGAAGAAATGCCAGGAATAACCAAAATATTTCCATTTACCAAATTGTAAACAGTGGATCCAGAACTTACCAAGAGATTGTATACATATCTTCCTTCAGATAAACTTCTAGTATCTGTTGAACCGAGAGAAATTTTTATTTTTCCTCCAGCAGCACTGGTAAATCCAACGTTAAAAGTTGCTGTTGGATAAGAAGATGATCCAATAGATACACTTTTCGTCATTTGAGACGATCCAGTCCAACTTTCAAAATTAAATGCAGAACTAGATGTATCGACTACATTAAAATTAGCAGAAAAATCTGCTCCAGTATGGATAGTTAAGTTTGCTCCTTTTGGAACTCCAGCATCTGGATCAAATGTTATGTTTCTACTTGGCATCTTGAATTCCTATAACAGATAGAGTTTCTTGTTGTTTATAGTAAAGTTTACAAAAACATTTTGCAATATTTTTAATTTTATCAATATCAGTATAACTATCTATTTTGTTTGCCATTCTGATATATTCAAAATTTTTTGTTAAATTTTCTAAACTAATTTTATCTGGATCCATTAATCAACTCCATCAATAAAGATTTTATTTCATTCACATCACTTTTTATACTAGCAACTTCATTTTCAATTGTCTGTACTTTTTGATTTTCTTCAGATTTTAAATTTTTTCTCATCATATATTCATGATATTCGGATTGATTTTTGTTTATGATTGAATTTGTTTCTGGATCTCTAACTAAATCAGAGTGACCAGAAACTTTTATGTACTCTCTTTTCATTTTATGCCAAAGCAATAGTTCTTAACTCTTTAAATCTTGGTGGATAAGCCTGATTTGTACATGTTGCAACTATTTTAATTCTATATTTTTTAAATGAAGGTAAATCATTTATAGTGAAAACATTTTCACGATAATCAAGTGAATTTGAATCAAAATTAAGAATTTGTGATTTGGGAACTAGTGTGTCGGATCTACCGTCATTGTTTTGTGGATTTATAACTCTTCCTCTATAATCTATGTTTTCGTATCCAGGAAAAGGTACAAACACAGGGTTAAATCCTTGATTATTACTAATAGCATAGAATGCCCTTATATCCGAATATTCATTGATATATGCAGATAATAAAATTTTTAAAGAAGTTGCCGAATTTTCTAATGTTACTTCTTTAGAAATATATGTAAATGATGTTGGATCATCTAGAAAACTGTTTGCTCTACTATCAGTAGCATAATCACTAATTACACTATTTACTCTATTTGATACGAAAATTGCATTTATTCTTTGAGTGTCAATAACTGGAGAAACTTTACTGTCTATTGTTTCTAAATCTAACTGAAGGTTAAATGATTTATTTCCTGGCAAATTAAGTCCAGTTAAGTTATTTTCCTCATTTATATTAGAACAAATTAATCTGGTACTGTTAAGATAGTTTGGTTTATTCAAAGTTATGTTTTCGTATCCAACATTTTGATATGGAATTTCAGTTCCACTCAAACTTTGACCTGTTATAGTTCTAATTTTTGCATCCAATTTAGTTCCAGTAACAAGTTGATTTTGTACCATCACAGAAACTATTTCAAATGGTATATTTTGGGTTGACCTGACTTCATTTCCTCCAGCAAATTTAGATTCATTAAAATAAAGTTTTGGTAATCCAACATCAGTGCTTCTATCAATACCATCTAGTGACGTATCAATTTTTATATTATATGAGTCAAATGTTATTGGATCTGTAATTTCTGCATTGTTGAGATAATGTGTTTTGTTAATTCTTCTAAGAGAAATTCCATTAAGTTCATATTTGTAAACTAATGTTCCGGTTGGATAATTTTTCTTAAATCCAGACACATTTCTAGTGATTACTCCTCCTATTGTATTACCAATTACTTCCGTGTACTCTATAACTTCATCCCCAATTTTTAAATAACCTGGATTTGTAGTTCCTACTCCTACATTTTCAAACTGAGCAAATACTGAAGAATCTTCTACAGAAATCGATATTGTGGAGTCAGTATTATATTCTGCAGTTAGTTTTGTGGGATTTTGATCACTTTTTGCACCATATATTGTGACATAATTGTCTTCAAAATACATTCCATTATTTTTATGGTTTACTATTATATGAAGACCATCATTATTAACTTCAATATTATTGATTTGAACATTTCCTCCATCATTATAATTAAGTTCTGTTGTTATTCCTGAACTATTAATATAACTAACAGTATTTCCTGCACCAGAAACTATAAACTCTCCCTGAACACCATCTAAAATAATCTCATTTATATCCGAAATAGATGTAATAGAAAGTCTTGCATTAATTCCTGTTGGGATACTTCCTATTGTTCCAATTCCAAGAACATCACCAACTTTATAACCCAAACCACCATTAGTAATAGTAGCACCAATAGCAATTCCATTGTTTATGGTAATCTCTGCTGTTGCATTTCTTCCTGTTCCGGTAATTGTTATTAAGTTAACTCCACCATAAGTTCTTCCTCCAGATGCTGGAGTATATCCAATTCCGGCATCAATAATATTGAGAGAGCCAGTAGCAGACCCAGCACTTCCCACATAATTTCCAGTAGCATTAGTTCCATATTGCAATACGGTATTTCCTAATTGCAATCCGGAATCATTTATTGTACTTGCAAATCCAACTCTAATTTCTCTAGAATTAATAATAAGAGGATTTGTTGGAAGATTTGCTATTTGATCATTTCCTTCAGTCAAGGGAGGATTGTAGAATTGAATGTCACCTTTTGTCACAAAATTTGCTCTATATAATGCAAATTTTAAATCTTCCCATTGACTTGCATCCCAAGTAGACGCATTTTGAGATTTAAATAATGATCCCAAATAAGGTTGATTTGATATGAATACCTGTGTTAATAAATCTTCTTCTCCAACTCTTGAAATAAAAACTCTATATTTTGCTGAGTGTGATAACATGCATATTGCATATTCTGTTCCTCCTCCTTCTAGATAAACCGGAGATTTAAAAGTAAATTTAGTTGGTATAGACCCATCAGTGGAAGTAGTTATTTCATCTGGATTTAATATAACTTCCGAAAAAGGTAAAACTACTTGAGTAGGAAGACCCAACTTCATAGTCCTAATTTGAAGTATAACAGGTATGTCTGTATCATCAGTTGTTTGAAAATATACTTCGCAACTTGTTAGGAAAATTCCAGACTTTTCATCTACTGTAAATGATTGTGCAAGAGGGTCTATTATTCGACTACCTCTAGCATCCCGATTTTCTCTTGTAACTCTAGTATCAATAATATTTGATTCTACAACTTGTGGTCCAGTTGTACTAAAAATATCCCTTTCTTCAAACCTTTGAACTACTTCAACTCTAGCATTTCTAACAGATGTAATTTCTTCTTGGAATGTTTCTAAAATACCAGTTGAGATGTAATCTTCTTCTCCAATAGTTGATGCACTTCTTGAATCATTATTTTCATCATTAATCAATGTAAACGTTTTTGTTCCGGTTTCAAATCTTGGATTACTTGTAACATTAGGATTTGGTATAAAAAAACTAAATATACAAGTGGAAGAAACATCCGATACCAATCTAAGATCATTTAAAACTGCTATAGCACCACTAGTTTGCCCAACAAATATCATTCCTGGTGATACCCATCCATTATATTCCCCCTGCACTTCATTTGATAAAGAAAAAGTATCAACATTAAGTATTTCTGAGGTCGATGTATATGTGTTTGGTATAACTCTATTACTATATGGACTCTGAGTAAACTGAGATGTGGGACTATTAAAAGCTCCTTCTTTGTGTTTTGGGGATGCTAATCTAAAACTTATTCTTGGAGTTACTCCAGGTATACTTCTATTTAATCCTGAAGAATTCATAGTACCAATCACAGTTTCCCCTATTTGGAAAACACCAGAAATCATACTAATATTTAAAAGTTTTGGAACACAATAGTTTGTTACGTTGACTCCATCAAAAAACCCATATAATCTCGTATTTGGTTTTAATCTCTTAGAAATGATTTGAACATTTCTAGATCTCATAAACTTTACAAGATCTCTACTAATGACTCTTTCTCCGGTTGTGGTTACATCAAATTGTTCTGTAATAAAAGTTTGAGTTCCAGTTCTAGATTCTGATCCTGTAGTTATACTTTCGGAGAAAACATCTTCAATGACGTTTTCCGTGATTTCAAAAGTATCTCTACGCCAGTTCCATCCACCAGAACGAAATCCAGTACTTCCAATTCTTGTTGTATCAACTACCTCAGTTCTTTGAACTGTTTCAGCCAAAGTTTCTGTACCAATCCAATCAGTTTCCCAAGAATTCCAAACAACAGGAGCAAATCCTGTATTTGGATCAAAACCAAGATTATTTACTGCTTCAGAAACAGTAGATGCAAAGTTACCTTCTTGATTAATAATTTTTGGTTCTAACAATACAGTATCTACCCACGTATCTGATGGTGGAGTAAGTTCTAAACTTGCTTCCCAGAAAGACACAATATATGGAGTAACACTTTCGGTTCTAGTGGCAAAAGTTTGTTTAAGCCACTCAACTTCAGTATAATCAAGAGTTACTATATCTCCTGTCTTTTTAATATTATTACCCTCTGGATCAATAAATGCCAAATCTCTATTAGGATCAACATTTACAACAGGACCAAATTGCAAATCCAATGAGGTTGTATAATGTCTTGGCCTAACCTCACTATTTTTTACATCAATACTATTATTGATTGGAATTTGAGACTCTTGTGGAATTAATGTTTTAAAATTATCAACAGAAAATCCAGATTTAAATCTATTTAATCCATTCGAATCTGAAATGAATAAATTTGAAGTTTTTGTTTCTAATAAAGATAATGAAGTATAATACTCTAGATTTTTTATTCTATTTTCTAACCTTCTAATATCGGACATTGTATAACCTTTATGCTCTAAAAATCTTATAGAAGCATCAGCCACATTAAACAAATATGGAGGAAGTTTTATTGAAGCAATTTCTAAAGATCCATCAATAGTAGCGGGTGGGTCAAATGTCTCGGAAGCAACGCCATAAGAAACTTGAAATCTTCCATCTGGAGATACAAAAATTCTATCAGTTCTTCCTAAGTAATGTGAAAATGATAAAGTTATATTTTCATCAGAAGCCAAAATATTTGAAGATGAATTTCCAGACGCATTAAAAGATCTACCATAAAATTCAAATGGAGATCTCGATCCCTCCGATATTGTATAATTAGATACCATTGGTCTAATATCAATAATATCAGTATTTCTGATATTGTTTATTCTAGAAATTTCATTTGTATAATTAAAAGATTGATATGAATTTACCGTAGTAATATCACCATCATCAGAAGAATCATAAAATCCATTTGAAAAATATATTTTAATTTTTCTTAGAGGGGGATTTGAAGAATCTTTTCTTTTTATAAATCCATAGTTATAGAATGATTCATTTTGACCATTTCTAAAGGAAAACTTAGCAGATATATTTAAACTAGGAGTTGAGAGGGTTGATATAACGGCTTGTATGTTTGATTCTTTAAATTCTACTATTTCACCTTCACTAAAATTTGAACTAGAACGCATGATGAATGATAATTGAGAATCCGTTACTCTTTCGGCAACTATAGCAACTGCTCCAGAAGTTTTTCCTACAATTTTTTCTCCTATTATCAAATCTGTAGTTTTTGATGTTGGACTATTAATTGATGTTAGAGTCATTCTTGGGGCCGATGGATCATTATTATCAGTAGATTCAAAAACTCCAAGTATTTTAATAATATCAGGAACATTTAATGATATAATATCATCTTGCACTCTCGTTCCATATGGATAATTTCCATATGTCAATCCATCATTAATTGTTGTAGATCCAATTCCAGAAGAACTATTTTTTGATTTATTTACAACTAGAGTATTAATTCTTTTTTTATTTTTAATTTTTGATGTTGGTTTATTTTTTCTTAAAGTAGTGTGTAAAGTTGCTCCTACATCATCGGTTCCAAGTCCATAAATTTGCAAAGAATTAAAATTGGAAGAGAAACTAAATTTATCTGCTCTTAAAATTTCATAAGATCCGTCAGATCTAATTAAAGTATATCTTTCTTCATCAAATGGCAAGAAATTTTCATTTGTATCGGAAAATATTGATGATGATAATTGTCCATCAACTATATTTACATCATATTGTTTTCTGATTGTAATAGATGAAGTTGATAAATCTACAGATGATATTATTGATTTTGGTAATATAGTGTATAAAGAATTATCAGAGGAGAAATCAAATCTAGAAGTTAAAACTTCAAAATCAGTGGCAGTAAATGTATTCGTTGGGAGTCCACCATTGACAATACCAGGAACTGTTGTAACTCCCGAAATATTTACTTGAGTAGTTCCAACACTTACAATTGATGCAACAACAGGATCTGTATAATTTGGATCAGTATATCTGATAAGTGTTCCTGTTTTTAACGTATCGTTTGGAAAATTATCATTTGTGGATGTTACTGTACTTATTCCAGCGTGAACCGGAGTAATAACAGCAGATCCAACAGTTAATGATACTGATGGTATGATATCTGCCGTAAAAGTTTTAGCCGATCCTACAATCCCATAAACAGATTTTACATCAGATATTCCATAAGAAGTTACTGCTATTGAAACTCTTGTATCATTAATTCCATTAATAGTAAAAGACTCATTAGTTACAAATTCACCATTTTTTTCGTAAACCGAAAAAGTCGCCTCATCAGTGACAGCATCTTTAAGAAAAGCAGTCGCTCCACTTCTATTTCCTTTTATATAAGAAGGAACAGTTAATGTTATGGGTTCATTTAATGTAATCTCAGAAGTTGTTTGAATATCGTATAGAGATATTTGCCAACGATTTAAATTTGCATCATTAGTATCATATGTTCCAGATTCCAAAGCAAAATCATATACTCTTGCAAGTCCAATTTCTTTACCCACTGATACAGTGGACGATGTTCCTACTCTTTCATTACGTAAACTAAGGACATATGTATTTCCTATTCCAGTTATTGGAGATCCATAAACTCTATTTAAAGTAAAAGATGCTCCAGTATTAAACGCAAATGCTTGATTTGTTAAAGTTTTTGAGGTTCTTGGTTTTGGAACATCAAGATAATTAGGACTTATTGTTTCTACTTCATACCCACGAACAAAAGCTTTACCGGGAGATATTTTATATACTGCAAGATCATCATTGGGAACAGATCCGGCATTTGTTAGTTGATTTTCATTAAATATCCCTCTATTTCCTTCACCATCATTCAAAGAATTATATAAAAAAACATCAAATGGTTTTGTAGTATAGTTTCCAGATTCTGAAAAAGTTCTTCTTGCAAATTCGTCCGCAAGAATATTATAATCAGTATTATTCTTTTTAGACCTTAAACTTCCATTTTCAATAGTTGCAAGTTCAACAAAGTTATTATCATCAAAATCGTTCAAAGATTTTTTTGTAAGACTTGCAGATATTTTTAATCTATCGGCACCTGGAGCAGCATAGTTATTAAATCCCTGCGAATTATCATTCAAATATTCATCTAAATCGGAGTTAATAATTTCTTCTCTTATTGCCAATCCAATTCTATAACTTGGAAGATTTGTATATTGATCTAACAACAAAGTCTCTGTTTCTACAGAAACAAATCTTCCTCTAATAAAATAAACTCCATTCGTTATTTGAAATGCAGATCCTGTTGCTGTTGATTCAGTTTCTAATGTAGAGGCAAAAGGTTCACCAGCAGAAATTACAGTTGTCCCAAGTTCTTCAGTTAAAATATTTTCAGAGCAAGTCAATAATTCACCATCAACAAAAATTTGGTTATTGTTATTAATAAGATCAGAATTTAGATATTGAATATAAAGGGTTGTATTTCCTCTTTCAGAATCTGCAGATAACAAAACTCTATCAACAGTAGCAGAAACACCTGATGTTAATCCAGTAATTTTTTTACCAATCAAAGAATTAATATATAAATCTACAGACACTCCAAGATAAGTGTTTTGTAGTTGAACTGCAGAATAAAATCCATTATATGATGTGTTACCTGGAATAACTTTAGCACCCTCTTTAAAAAAATGTTGACCAAATCTCTCAATTTGATTTTGTAATATAGATTGTAACGTTGTTAGTTCTCTTGCTTGTACAGGGTATCCGGGTTTAAAGAGAACTTGATAATACTCATTATCCTTTGCTCCAATATTAGGAGTGTTATAATCATCAAAATATGGAGCAACATTAAGATTGGTGTTTTGTGACATAATTGTTTAAAACTGCAATATTACTTTGATGTCTTCTTTTTGGTTTGATGATCTTGTAATTGAGGGTCTATTATCAACATAAATGATATTTCCAGAATGTTTCTTAACCTCAGGATTTGACAAACCGCTTGTGAAAGATTGACCTAAGTAGTAAGTTCTATTATTTATTGTAGTAGATAGACCCGTAAATGAAGTATCAATTCCTAAAGAAACAGATCCTCCATTAATAATAACACTTCCACCACTTGATGGATTTGCAGTAAACTGATTCAGATTGTATCCATAAACTGGATTGGTTACTCCCACACCAGCACCAGGAGTGGTTGTAAATCCAGCAAGAGTTCTATCTTGCCAGTATTTCAAAACTCCAGTGACCGAATCATAATTTACAACTTTTCCTGCAGCAGTTACTCCAGTTCCAATTGTTTGGGTGATTATAGTGTCTGGGGTGAAGGTAGCATCACTAACCCCAGCACCAGTTAGTTTTAGTCCATAAACCGCACTTGCCTTATCTATGGACAAATTTTCTATAGAGTCATATGCTTTTGGATTTTGAACAACTCCTACTCTTGCAATTTGATTTCCAATTATGAAATCGGGATTTTGATTATCGTTCTCAATTCTAGAATAGAGAAGAACATTTCTTGCTCCAAGTTCTCTATAAATATCTGCTCCATGACCACCTTCTGGAGAGATTATGACATTAAATTGTGGAATAGTTGTTCCGTTAGGAACTCCACCTGCTTCTAAATCAACATTTCCAAAAGTGTATCCAGATCCTTGGTTTGATATCGTGACAGACTCAACTTCTTGATCATTATTAATGATGACAGTGCATTCTGCATCAGATCCATCACCTTTTATAGGAACTCTTGTGTAAGTTCTATTTGCAGTTCCGACACCAACTCCTCTATTAGTAACAGTAACTATTTTAATAGATCCATCCACTGCGTTTTCTCTCACCGCAGCATTTTCGGCAGATGTTTCCCAATTTAATGGAATCGGCATAAAGTCAGTAGATTCAAACTTGGAAATCTCTGATGGTTTTATCGTATACAAATATTTCCAAATGTATCCATCCCCACTAGTTCCAGCAGATTTTGGTTCTAAATCAGTAAAAGTTGGCTCATCAAGAGAAGGTTGTCCAGTTGGAGTTTCTGGTGTTGTGCCATTTTGCAAGCAAATATAAACTCTATAATCACTATTGATTATAAAATAATTTGCTGAATATAAACTTGTTGCACCAGATCTAGCAGGGTTTCTAATACTATAATCGTGTCGATACATATCATATGTTGTACCGGAATTCCAAAAACGTTTGGGAACTACAAGTCTGACATCAGAACTATCAATTTTTTTCAATGCAATCATTGTGTCCCAATAATTATTCTCTTCATCAAAATTATCAAGTGGGCTTGGTGGACTAGTATCCCAATTTGATTGAATATTAGTTGGGTTTGGTAGTCCAATAAAGGAATAATAAGAATTTGAAGTAGTACTTACACCAGCAACAAAATTCTTAGCATTCAATATTCTAATCTGATCAGTTATAATAGCTGCCATTTTTGACGAGTTTTTATTTATTTATGTTGATACATATGTGGTCTGGATGTAGTTTATATATCTAAGTGGTTTTGTTCTGTTTACATGACCGCCAGTTACAATTCCAGTTACACCATTATTTGTATATGCATTATATGTGTTAGTTCCAACTCTTGTACTGAAGTTGAGTTTGCCCCAACTATATTCTCCATAAAAAGTACTTGTTCCAATTCCAGATAAAGAATTGTAATCCGATACACTGACGGTAACTTTAGCAACATAAGTAACTCCAAATCCAATAGCATCTGTTTGTGCAATAGAAACAGATGCAACTCGATATACATTATCTAAACATGTTGTACCAATACCAATTACTCCACCATCACTATCTAATGAAGTTACTCCATTTCCAACGTTAGAATTATAAACAACAAAGTAATATCCCGTTTGAATACCACTTATCGTAGTAAATCCCGTAATTTCAGATTCTCTGAGGAAAGAATCTTTCTCAATTAACAAATCAAATACAATTCCAGTCGATGCTACTCCAACTGAAGTGGTAGATATACCGGTTATTAATCCATAATCTCCTTCATATGATGCTATTCTATTTGTTTCATAAACAATACTTGGAGATTCTATCAAAACAACTGGTGGATTTGATGTTGTATATCCAAATCCTGGATTTGTAATTGCGATAGATACCACACTTCCACCAGAAATAGTCGCAGATGCAAATGCATTATGAGTAGAACCAATTCCAACAGTTCCAGCAATACTAACGATTGGTGATGTTGTATATCCAACTCCACCATCAGATATAACAACAGATGAAATAGTTCCAGCAGAAGAAACAACAGCAGTAGCGGAAGCAGAAACTATCGTATTTTGTGAGACTAAAATTACATCTCTTTGAAATACAAAAGGATCGGATCCACCAGCATCAGTTTCATTTAATGGATTGAAGAATGGTCTTACATTATCAACAAAAACTACAGTTTCTCCAACACCAACAGATTTGATTAAATATGCTGATGGATTGATATTTGCTTCATATAATTCTCTACTCTTTCCGACTATTTTTGAATTAATAAATACATCTTCTGTTTGTCTACACCAAACAACTGGTCTCTTTAAATCTGGATTGTCAACATTTCCCGGACCATAATATGGATTAGTAGTAACAACATTTACACTATCAACTGACTCAACTAATCTTTTATCTTCATCTAGAGATGGAGATTGATTCAACGAAGGTGCATGTTGAATTCTTAATGTATCTCCAGGTTCTACATCATTAATAATTTCTTTAAATTCCACATCCACTATCCCAGATCCCTTATAGAAAATAATTTTTGAAGTATCACCTTCTTTTGGAGGTTCAGTAAAGGTTATGATATTTCCTCCACCAAAAGTATATCCTTCTTCAGGAACTTGTAATATATCATTAATGAATATTAATAATGTATAATCGACATTAATATATGATCCAGGTGCAGAAAGAATATTTACAACTTCTCCTGCCAATCTAAGAGAAAATGTTCTTCTTCTTCCATTGAATAATGTACTAATATCGTCAAGTATATCTAAATCACCAATACTCCATCCAGAAAACTTATCATTAACAGTTTTATCAACTGTTAACTCAAAAGGAATATAATCAGATGTAGTTGGAATACCAGAGATGCCTCCTATAGGCAAGGTTAAAATTTCACCTTGACCATATCCATATCCAGTAGATTGAATTTCAAAATCAATAATACTTGACCCTTGACCAACTATAACATTAATAAATGCTGATGTTCCAACGCCTAAAACCGAATTATTAGAATAAATTAATGGTATATTTGAATATGAAAGTGGAGCATCAAATATTACATATGGTGGATTTGTTGTAGTATATCCAGTTCCTGGATTTGTAACTGCAATACTTACAATATTTCCGTTGCTTACAGTTGCAGTACCAACAAAATGAATACTTGGAGTGCCTGTTGTTGAGGTTGCTACTCCAACATTAACTGTTTGAATTTGCCTATATCCAGATCCACTGTTTCCGATACTAATTGATTGTATTGTTCCGGATATGGAAACAATAGCAGTTCCTCCAGCAGATACAAGGGGTTGATACCCAAATCCTTCACTAGAACCAACAGATACAATCATTCCACCTCTAGGAAAAGAAGAAATGCCAATATCTTTTCCTAAAGATTGTCCAAATCCAACAAACTCTAAATTAGTCTCTCCAGAAGATTCTGTTAATGTATAAGTATATTCTTGCCCAACATTTTGAAATATTTCATTTATTAAGACAATTGCATTACCGGTAGAAATACCAGTTACATTAGATCCTTCAGATTTTAATGTAAAAGTTTTTGCGATTCCAGTAAATCCTTCGGATATATCATCAAAAATATAATTTTGGTGATATGCTTCTCCAACTCCATTTGGAATGCCAGATCGCATAAACATTCTTCCATGAAATTTAGAGTTTGTAGAAATTCCCACCCAATCTCTTTCTTCTGGTCTATTTGTTGAAGTGGAAAGAGGAACATTTCCGTATGGAGCAGTAACAAAATTAAGAGTATTTCCTACAATATTATAATCTCCATTAACCTTAGTGACTAATGTGCCGGTTGAATATCCAGCATAATTTGTTCCCATCCATGATCTTTTAACTCTTATTCCATTAGTTGCCCCTATTCCTATCCCTTCAATTTGCAATATTTCACTTCCAATTCTGATTAAATCCCCACCAAAAAAAGATGTTATTCCTGTAAAGAAAATAATATCATCAACAGATGAGACCTGATCTGCAAGAGTTGTCGTCAAAGAAGTAGAAACAATTGGGGATTGAATATTATTATCTAATGCAATGATAACTTTATTGTTTTGATTTTTTGCGATTAAAGTGTGTGAAGTTCCTATTCCAACATGAATTAAATCAAATACTACTGGATTACTACTAAGTGCATCTTGAGCAGTTGCTGCAAGTTTTATTGTTTTATCATCAACTTTAAGTGCAAATACTGTAGGAGGAAGTTTATCTGTAGTCCCAAATCCAACAATGGATGTTGTTCCAATACCAATGGCCATTGTGGATCCAATTCCAGCATGAGAATATGAAAGTTCTTCTCCAGTCACAAAGAAATGATTTGGTATAATAATAGTATTGTTGTTAATGTCAACAATATTAGTATTATTTCCCTCAAAATCTCTTACAAAAACAGGATAATTTTCATATGAAAGTCCAAATTGTCTCTTAACGTCTATACTGGTTCCTTGATATTCCGAAAAATCTGTTTCTATAATTGCATTGGTAAAGTCAATTTGATCTGGTAGAGAATCTGGATCATCATACTTGAATGCATTCATGTAAACTTTTACTTCAACGTCAATACTCGGAAGTGGAGTAAAAGTTAAACGAGTATCAACTGGATGTATATGATAAGAACCAATAGTTCCCAAACCAGAATGGGTCTCCAAATTTCCATACTCTGTCTGGAAAGTTATTGATTCTGCGTCTTCTTCAAGAACTAAAACTTCAGAAATCTGGTGTCTATTATTAGTAACATCCGAAACCTGAACTATAAAATACGCAGCATCATATCCTTCATCAAAAATAGCAATATCGTGTGCAACAGGAGAAGTAGAAGAACCAATAGAGGTCGATCTTCCTTCGATCAAAACATGTCTCATTTGATAAGTTCCTATTCCGGTAGAGGAAGAGTTTGTCATAGAAACTCTTAAAGAATTGACTGTAGCAGCAACTCCCGGATTTGGAATAAAATCAAGATTAACATTAGATCCCGATATATAAGCACTATATGTGCCTAATCCAGATCCAACATATCCTTCATCGGATATATTGTTTATTCTTCCAAATTCTACAATTGAAACATCAGAGTTATCGTGAATTATACTTATTTCATTATATTCAAATAGTCCGTCTGGAGTTCCAATTTCCAATAAAACCTTAGATGATGTGTATGTTGTAGCAATTCCAACTATTGTTGTAGTAACTCCGGAAGAAACTTCAATACTTGTTGTGGCAACACTTATAGGACCAAAATCAGAATTTCCAGCACCTATTAATGACTCCTTTAAGCTATAAGAAATAGATGATATATCATAATTATTTACAGAATATTTTACTGGATAGAATCGAAGTACAGAATCTAAACCATCCGTTAATACATCAAAATTTCCCAAATCATTATATCCCTCAATTCCATATTGATTCAAATATGTATTATTTTTACCGTCTATTATAAAAGAGATTGCAGATAACTGTCTTTCGTCAGTATACCTAGTATCTTGAACATAAATGATATATTTTTGTGCGACAATATCTCCTCCAGAGGATATTCTATGAACATCAGCATATCTTGTTGATCTTGGATTGCTATTAAATTGACTACTTATATCATCAAAAAGTAAAACTCTATTTCCAATAGACTCTGTATAATCTGTTAATATTTGATTTTCAAAAATAATCTGATTAGATGCAAGTTTTCCATTAATATTAATTGCATTTTCTGTTACTAAATCAAAATTGTTAACACAATTTAGATCAATCTCTCCAATTAAATCGACCTTTACTTCCAAATCAGTTACATTTGTTGGAATACCAACTATCATTGAACTGGGAATATCCAACAAAGATTCCATTTGATAGTCGGAAAACTTTTTAAATCCAGGTGTGTGATTTAAATTGCTAACAGTATTATTCCAAGTATCATAATCAATAGTTGACTTCAATGAATATGAAAAATTTTGATAATAGAAACTATCTTGAATTCTTTGAGAGTTGTTGCTAATAAATCCTGCATCGTATGACCATCCACCAACGACTCTTGAAAATGAATTCAAATTATACGAAGAATCAATAGAAATAGATTTTGAAATAAGTGCTTCTGATTTTGAAGATTGTCCTATTAATATCGTTCCTTCTTCAAATTCATCTTTTGTTTCTATAACCGCATATTCTGTAATTGGATCCCATTTGGCAATTTTTCCGAATGATTTTCCATCAAAGGACTTTACCTCTTCTCCAACCAAAAAATTATTTTTCGATAAAGTCACATCAAATATTGGAAATTGTTTTTCTGGGATTACTCTTCCAATAGATTCAATAGAATCAAAAGTTCCTGGACTTTCTTCTGGTAAAAGAAATCCATCTAAACTATAAATGATATTAGCTCCAGACCCACCATAATTTGGATTTACAGTTTTTACTGTAAACAATTCATAGTTATAATTTGAAGAATTATAACCTTTGTTTGTAGACCCAGCTCCAATACTTATGCCTTCTATAAGAATTTTATCATTGACAGAAAACGGAAATCCACCAATAGTAGTAAATCCAACAGATAAAACTATCGTAACATCTTTGGTTACAGAATCATATGATACACTAGATATTCCAACTCCATTGCAATTTTGTGTTGGAATAATTATCGGAGTAACGTCGAATAAACCTTTAGTATTATTTAAAATATCTACAGTATTATTAGAAACATCAAATCTAAGATCAACCTCATTCAAAACTTTTTTAGTGCTCCCATCTAAAACAATTAATTCTGGTGCAGTAACATATCCAACTCCAGCAGAAGAAACTCCGATACTTTTTATATTCGATAGGGGTTCAATATTTAATACTTCTGGTATTTTGGATGATGGCCTTACTGTAAAATCAGTAGGATAATCAAATCCAATAGTGTCTATCTTTACTTCTTCAATTTTTCCTATGGAATTACTTTCTGGTTCTAAAATGGCATTAGAACCAAGATCACTAATGATTGTAGATATTCCGGGAAGAACATCAAATCCACTTCCCCCATTAATTATTTCTATTTTTCTTATAGGCCCAAATGCAGTTTCGGATGAAGTACTATAAGATAAATTTGCATCATTTATTGTATATTGAGATTTTTCTGGATATTTTTCTAAATCGTATGTAAAAGTAGAACCTGTAGAAACATAAACATTATAATTGCCATTATAAAGACTTTCTTTTATAAAAATCTTGTTATTTTGCTTTACATTAGAATCAACTACTACTTCTTTCTTAGATGTAGGTATAGATTTTAAATTAGTTGGTACTAATTTGTAAAATAAAATTTCTGGAGTATTATCATTAGTTACAACAGTTACTTTTGCATCTGTTGAAACTCCGGGTGTTCCAAATTTTTTAACAACGAGTTGATTATTTTCTATTTTTTGATATTCTTTAAAAAAGTTATCATCAACAAAGAATTTAAAATCAAAAGATGATATACTAGATCCAAAAGAAGTTACATGTGATAGTGAGGGGTCAGTAAGATCAAAATCTATGGTAGAATTTTTATATACTTCTAAAGGTGGATTGACTAAAGACAAAGTTCCTTCTGAAGCACTCGTTATATCAATAACTGTTGGTTTCTCTAAAGTTGCATTATAATAAGTATCTGCTAATTGTATGATATCTTGAGTTACAACATGCACGTAATAAATCTTATTATTCTCCAAACCTCCAGATGGAGAAGGTGATGTGTAAATAACTACTTGGCCATTATAAAATCCATGATTAGAAATATTAATATTATTTTCAAAAATATTAATATTTCCAGATGAAAAAGTTTTTGATCCAACAATAACTCTTCTATTATATTCATTATACCTAACTGAAAAAGTCTTTGCTGTTGATGGATTTACATTAATTTTAACCAAGTCATTTGTTAATAGCCCATGAGTTTCTGCTGTAGAAACTATTGCAGTATTTTTATCAACTCTTCCCTTTAATACAAACTCATAATTTGTTTTAAAACTATGGTAAGTATTAGTGCCAATCCCAGTAAAATAAAGAATACTTTGATTTGAAGTCGTAGAAGCAATACCAACAAAACTTCCTGTTGTACCCAATCCAACTTTTATGGTTGATATTCCAATTAGGTCGTTCGTTATTTTTGCAACATAAAAATTATCTCCACTTGTGGGATTTATTGTAGTAATACCATCGGTAGATACTCCTATTGATCCACCACCATTAGTATTATATGCAATTTGATCTCCAGTATTTAAATTATGATTTGGAAGATAAATTGATCTTGTTGGAATGAAGATTTGTGTGATTCCTGCACCAGGATTTGAAAATACAATAGTTGATCCTATACCGACTCCAGAAATAGTTCCGATACCAAGTGATTCTGAAGGATCAAAATAATATTCTCTATTTCTTACCGGAGTAAAAGAGGTATTATATCCAGACTTTACCACAAACTTTCTTGAATCTTCAAAGATTATTGTTGAAGCAGTATGCGAAACTCCAATGGTTCCATCAATTTCTCTTAAAACCCTAATTCTAGAAGATATTTAATCGATATTTAATACATTTACTCTCTCAGATC